AACATTGGGTTTTCTGCTAAATCAAAAAAATCGTAAACTCCCTATTGACGTTGTACCGATAATAGGTAAAACTATGGGTGTTGATTGCAAGGTGTAGTAGCCGAGCAGTCAACAAATTGCCTACGGCTTCTTGCTCCTATCTGAGCACTAAGCCAAACACACGCAGCGGTGAGCTGCTTGCAGGATTCTTTTTTTGGTTCAGGATCATGGCGTCATACCACGGCACGCAGCCATTTTTGACTAGCGATCAAGTTGCACAATACGAGGTCGCTGCACAGACGCAGGAGCAATTAGCTCTGGCGTTCTTCCTGGCTAATCCTAGCGAGTCGTTTTCGCCTGAGCAGATTCAATCTGCCGTTCTTCCTTTAGCCCCAATCACAAGCGTTAGGCGGGCTATCACCAATCTTACAGCCAGCGGCGAGTTGGTGCGTACTGACGGTGTAGCCACAGGACGTTATGGCCGACCAGTTGGAACGTGGCAGGTAGCAAGAAAGCATGTCGGTCAGTTGCAGTTGTTTTAGGGTGCAAGTCATTAACTAAAAGGTCCAACATGGTAACAGAAGTGGAAAGCAAGCTAAGCACAGTCGAGATGCTGCGAAAGGTCGCCGGCATTATCGAGCGTGAGGGTCTGAAGATTGGGTTCGTAAACATCGGACTCGGCAAGGTCTATCTAGTCGAGTCGGAGTTCAGGCCAATGTTTAGCGGGCAGGTGTTGGCCGGGCCGCGTGACGGCGACTACGTGACGGTTGCGGCTAAGGCTTATGGGCTAGTCTGGGAGTCGCGGGTTTACTCACCAGTTCAGACGCGAAAGCAGCCTGTTGAATACGTGGAGGTGTAGCAGATGAAAAACGAACCTAAGCCAATGGACAAAATCAAGTCAGCAGCAATTGACCGAGTAGCCTACAGGTGCGCTCAGACGCTGCAAGCTGCGATCAATCACCTGGAGCACGCCAAGATTCAGCTTGGCTATCCAGGCACACTTCCAATAACGGGAGAGATCGACGAAGAAGGCGAATCGCTAGTCGACTCCCTACGGGCTGCACTCGCGGAGGAGTTGCCGATCTCGCCACGGAGGGCGATTTGTTTGGTCGACTACTGGGATGAAATGACGGCTCAGCAGATGGAGAGCCTGAGCGGCGAGGTTAAGCGGTCGGTTGGCCAGTTGTTGGGGGTGCGGGCATGAATAGCTTGCGGAGCTACGAAGACTTTATTTCAAGCAAGCGAATACGTGCAGAAAAGTACGGATTCACTCCAAGTGCGATTAACGCGAATCTGAAGGACTGGCAGAAGTTAATAGTAGATTGGGCATGCAGGCGTGGCAGGGCTGCGTTATTTGCTGATACCGGACTTGGAAAAACTTTGATGCAGCTATCCTGGGCAGAAAACGTTGTTAACGAAGCTGGGCCTGTGCTGTTGCTGTGTCCGCTGGGTGTTAGGCATCAAACGGTCAGTGAATCACTTAAATTTGACTTGGGCGTCGAATGCAAGGTGGTTGAGTCTGCAATGGATTTATGCGAAGGTATCAACGTAACGAACTATGACAAGCTGCATCTATTTGAAGGCGAGATGTTTGCTGGCGTTGTTTTAGATGAATCTTCGATATTGAAAAGCCTGAATGGTAAAACCAAGTCACGGTTGATACAGCAGTTCGGGGCAACACAATATCGCTTAGCATGCACTGCGACACCATCCCCAAATGACCACATGGAGTTGGGTAATCACTCTGAGTTTCTTGGTGTAATGGCTAGCACCGACATGCTCAATAGATTTTTCTACCACGACTCAGGCAACACAGCAAACTGGGTTTTGCGTCCTCATGGTAAGCAGGCTTTTTGGCAATGGGTTGCTTCTTGGGCCGTGTGCATTGGAATGCCTAGCGACATTGGCGGAGGCGATGATGGATACATACTTCCAGCCATGCATATCCATCGGCATTTTGTAGAAGTTGATGAGGCTAGGACACCATCTGGAATGCTATTCAACGTGGCCGGATGTTCAGCCACGACTGTTCACGAAGAAAAGCGTTTAACGTGCGATGTTCGAGTAAAGAAAGCCGCAGAGCTTGCTAATTCCTGGGATGAGCCGGTTGTTATCTGGTGTGATACTAATCAAGAGTCAAGCATGCTGGCAGAAGTAATATCGGGAGCTAAAGAGCTTAAGGGAAGTGACAGTAGCGAACGCAAGGAGCAGTTGTTAGCGGAATTTGCAAGTGGTGATTTATTGAAGCTCGTTACAAAGCCGTCGATTTGCGGAATGGGCTTAAACTGGCAGCACTGCCGAAAAATGGTATTTGCTGGTCTTAGTTATAGCTTCGAGTCGTACTATCAAGCAATCAGGCGAATTTATCGATTTATGCAAACGCGAGAAGTAGATGTTCATATCGTGTTAGCTGAAACAGATTCAGCCATTAACTCCGCGATAGCAAGAAAGGAATCAGACTTCGCAGCAATGCGATCTGGAATGGCGGCTGCTATGCGTAAAAGCACTTGGCAGGAGTTTGGATTGGATGATCACAAGAAGAAGTACGAGCCTATCACTAACGTTGATTTACCTAAATGGATGACAAGACTATGCAAGTATTAAACGAAGCAAGCGGAGAGAACTGGCATTTATACAACGGCGACTGTGTTGAAGTTGTCAGTGAGTTACCAGATGAGTCGATTGGCTTTTCTGTTTTTAGTCCGCCTTTTTCGTCACTATACGTTTACAGCGATAGTGAGAATGATATGGGTAACTGCGAAACAGATGATGAGTTCTTCGAGCATTTTGGATTTCTAGTTAAGCAATTGTTTCGGGTGTTGCAGTCAGGTAGGTGCATCAGCGTGCATTGCATGAATCTTCCAAGCACAATGCAGCACAACGGATACATTGGCATTAGAGATTTTCGCGGCGATGTGATTCGTTGCTTTCAGTCTTATGGCTTTGTGTATCACAGCGAAGTGTGCATTTGGAAAGATCCGGTTACGGCCATGCAGCGAACTAAGGCTCTTGGGCTTTTGCATAAGCAGGTCGTGAAAGATTCATGCCGTTCACGACAGGGAATACCGGACTACGTTTGCACGTTCCGCAAGCCAGGAGTTAACGCAAATCCGGTTGAAGGAGGATTTGAATATTTCGCTGGCGACGAAGATACGTTTCAAAATACCGGCACACTTTCGATTGATGTGTGGCAACGATACGCAAGCCCGGTCTGGATGGATATTCGTCAGACGAGGACTTTGAGCTATCGAGAGGCACGCGGTGATGATGATACGCGGCACCTCTGCCCGCTTCAGTTAGATGTGATTGAACGATGCCTTCAGCTTTGGTCAAAACCAAATGACATAGTGCTAAGTCCATTTGCAGGCGTGGGTAGCGAGGGGTGGGAGTCTGTTCGACTTGGCCGAAGATTTATCGGGGTAGAGCTAAAGCCAGAATACTTTGAGTGTGCGGCCAAGAACTTGGGACGCATTACAGCCAAAGTTGAGACTCCTAGTTTGTTTGATCAATTGGAGTGTGCTGAAAGTGATTGACCTAGAGCGTTACGAGCAGATAGCTCGCGAGTTCGGTTCGTCAAATTGTTGGACTGGAACGAGCGGAACATTGGCTGGGATTATTTTGGAGTTAGTTAGGGAAGTTAAGAGGTTGCAAGATGAGCGAAGAAGCGACAGTTTACGAAACGAGCCAAGCAGTCGATTACCACAGCAGACACGAACTGAGTAGCAGCGAAGTAGCTTGCTATCTGAACGATCCGATTGTCTGGTATCACCGATATTGTTTGAAAGACTGGCCGCGTGATAAGCCTAGCGAGGCGATGCAATTCGGAACGATGGTTCATCGCATGATTGAAATCGGTGGCTGTGATGCAATCGTCAAAGAGATACCAGCGGAAGTTCTTAATGAACAAGGCCATTGCAAGGGCAAAACTTGGCTCGATTGGAAGGCGGCTAATCCGGCTGACCAATACTTAAAGCCAGGGGAAGCCAACCCGTTAAAGCTGATCTGGGACAATTTGCAAGCCAATAGTTGGTGCAAAGCGGTGATAGCTCTCGCGGCTAAGGAGACAGAGCATTTTTGGCACGATGCAGACTTGGCGTCTGAGTGCCGAATGAAGTGTGACGCGATTGGTAACGGTGTGTTAGTCGACTGGAAGACCACCAGCAAGACCAACGCTCGGACGTTTGCAGCGGACGCGGCAGCAAGGTTCTACGATGTGCGGTTGGCTTTGTATCGTCGAGGCTTTCGAGACAAGTTTGGCTGCAATCCAGAGGTCTACGTTGTGGCAATCGCGACGGATGCAGGCTGTAAGGTAACGCCGTATCGCATGCCTGATTCTTGGCTTGAGGACGCAGAGGCGAGATTGATTTTGACCGTGGACGAGATGAGTCGTTTTTCTTTGGATCGGTATCTGGATTGCGGGCCAGTCGATCTAGTGCAGCCCCGCTGGGCAACGTTTGATTTGGAGAGTGTAGATGAATGAGTTGATGGTGAGCGAGAACCCTGGGTTGATAGAGTCGCATAATGGCCAGTCGTTATCTACGGCACATTCACAGTCTCAGGCTGTAGCATTGGCTGGTGCAGTGCTGGATAAGCGAATAGCGACGGCTAAGCAATGGCCTCGTTCGGTAAGTCGGTTTAAGGCAGAGGCAACGGCACTGCTGCAAAGCGACGTTGAAACGGCGATGAGTGCTGAATACTCAAAACCTGTCGGCGGCGGAAGTGTACGCGGTCCAAGTGTACGGTTGGCAGAGCTAGCTGCGTTGTGCTGGACAAATATCGAGGTTGTCATTCAAGAGCCAATTGTCAGCGACTCTAGCGTCACGGTGCAGGCCATCGCGTGGGATATGGAGAAGAACATCACAATGCCGGGGGTAGCGACGACATCGATACTTAACAAGCAAGGCCAGCGATACCCTCAGCACCTGATTGAAACGACGATAGCGGCGACAGCGAGCAAGGCACGACGCAACGCTATTCTTGCGGTGATACCGAGAGCCTACGTTAACGATTTACTAGTGGCGGCCAAAGCAGTGGCCAGCAAGAACCAGAAGCCATTGGAGCAGGTTCGGGCAGAAATGCTGGAGTTCTTTGCTAGGTCATACCGCGTCGATGCGGCTCAGGTTTTTGACTACCTCGGAGTTGACGGAGTTGATGACATTACGCTGGCTCATGTCGATGAACTGCGAGCGGTTGTGACGGCGATTAAAGAAGGCGAATCGGTCGAGGCGTTTTTTGGCAAGGCAAAAAGCAAGGTCGATTTAGCAAAAGAAAAGTCGGCGGCACGCAAGGCTAAGGCTGACCTTGAAGGAATTGCAGAAGCAGCCGGAACGGTTAGCTAAGGAAGGAAAAAATGAATAAGCACAAAACTACAGTACATACGAGATGTCCGTATGCTCCAGTCTGGGACTATTACACGGTCATTGTCGAAACACCGGATTTCCTACGATGCGAGAAATTGCAAGAAGTCTGCGAAGAAATTCGCGGTAAGGAAATGACACAAGAGCAGGTCTATCAGTTTTTGAAATCAAAGATTTTTTTGCCAGCGACAATAACTGTAAAGGGTCGACACGGACAAAACGGAAGGCTGGTAATCAAAGGATGATTCCTTACCACGGAACCCCATGCGGGGCAACCCGCGAAGATGTAGCACGATTCCTAAAGAGTCGTCATGCGTTGATTTCATTCTTCCGTCCAGAGGACATTGGGACGGCAGCGGAAGTCTGCCAATCGTTTTGTATCGACAACGGGGCGTTTAGTGCGTGGAAGCAAAACAAAACAATTGACTGGGAAGCCTACTTTGATTTCGTGGAACAGTGGCGACATCATCCAGCATTTGATTGGGCAATCATCCCTGACGTAATAGATGGACATGAACAGCAAAACGACCGACTGGTTAGTCTTTGGGATGCGAAGTACGGACGCGGCTATGGCGTTCCAGTTTGGCACATGCACGAATCAATGAAGCGATTGGACGAGCTTTGCGAGTGGCCTCGGTTGGCTATTGGTTCGAGCGGCGACTATGCCACGGTCGGCAACGACCGATGGTGGCAACGCATAGCGGAAGCAATGCAAGTGGTTTGCCCAGAGGGTAAGCCGCGAACGAAGCTACACGGATTACGAATGCTAGACCCTGCTGTTTTTACACATTTGCCTTTAGCAAGTGCAGACAGCACGAATGCAGTGCGCAATTCGTCGAGCTACAGAAGGTTCGGAATGTACTTTCCGCCAAACGCATCAACGCGAATGGCAATTATTGCAGAGAGGATAGAAGCACATCAATCAGCGGCTCTTTGGGTGGAATTACCGCAAGAAAAGTCGCTGCAACTATTTTAACCGCTTTGGGCAGCGGGCGTGCTTGCAGGTGCGGCAAGGGCTCATACCCCAAGCTGCTGGTTCAAGTCCAGTGAGGCACGTTTTAGGAAGGATGGTGATGAAACGATGATGTTAATTTTCGCACTCGGTTTTTGTTTAGGCGGGACTGCTTTCTGTTTGCTGGGGATGGTGCTGCATGATTGAAGCATGTAATCGAATCTTACAGGCGTTCGGAGCTAATCAAATTTTGCTGACCGAAATTGATGGCAGTTATGTGTTTTTTAAGCTCGGAGTACTTGGTCATTTTGTTATCTATGGAAGTGGCACCGTGGAAGAGTGGGTTAACGACGACTACCAGTCGACTACGCGATCCAAATGGTTACAAGCCATAGGTGAAGGCAAGACGCGAAACGATGCAGGGGAAGTTGCATGACTGACCTAGCCAAAGAGCTTACCGACTACCTGCGTGGTGAACGTCGAGCAGTGCGAGACAGTGAGCTAGTGCGGCTGATTTTGCAGGAATCGCTGTCTAATCGGCAGTGGACCAAAGCGACGGTTGGACAATGGGAAGCGGCGATTGATGAGGCAGTTAAGCAAGGTTTGATTGTGCGTGAAGGTGTGATGCTTAGCTTGCCAGCGGTGGCGGCTAGGCCGAAGGTGGAACAGTTGGATTTGTTTTAGGAGAACGCGATGGAATGGATAGACGTAAGAGTTCGGAAGCCGACTAAAGATGATGCCGATGACAAGGGGTTAGTACTTCAATTATTAAAAGGTGGTGTCAGAGGGTTTTACTGGTGGGATCACTTGGCTGCTATGGTCGCATGGATGCCGATTCCCAAGTTTGAGAAGATCGACCCACCACAAGGCTATCGGCTTATCGATACAGCTACCGAGCCGTTTCGTAATGACGCTCTTTGGTGGAGTACTCGATTCAAAGAATGGACAAATACTTGTGGTCTTAACTATGGCTCGTCATTGCTTCACTGCGTCCCCATCGATCCACCTAAGCCGAAGTACCGGCCATTTAAGAATGGCGATGAGTTTAGGCCGTTTCGGGAGAAGTGGGTGAGAGCTAAGGACGGTTCTCATGTGACTCCACCGCAAAGCTACTGCGACACTCATTGGTGTGGATTGCTATGGCAGCATGCATTCGAGCAATACGAGTTCGATGACGGTACACCGTTCGGAATGAAGGTGTCAGAAGAGGATTAGTTAAAACACTGCGGCTAGCTCGCAGTGAACGGCGGATCCGTGGTTCGCGAACGAATAGCCTGACAGCCGGAAAGACGGCAATATGACCCTGTAGCTCAAGCAGGAAGAGTGCAGCAAGGAGTCGTCCGGGAAGGCGAATTAGTAGCTGCGGTGCTGGTTCGAGGCCAGCCAGGGTCACTGGGAGAATGAAGCATGAGAGCTAAGCGATTTATGAAGGGAAGCAAAATTGGAACAGCGACAATCATTAGTAGTAACGATCCCGTTTGCGTTGCCAACCTGGAATCAGTTGTTAGCCATGCATCACTGGAAGCGAAAAAAGGTTCGCGATTTAATTCACCAGTCTGTATCACAATCATTAGCTATCGATCAAGGCTCTGTGACGCCGATGGAATTTCAGCGAAGGCGGCGATTGATGGACTCGTGCATTCAGGAATACTTGCGGACGATTCGCCAGAGTTCGTCCAGGAAGTCAGGTATCAGCAGGTCAAATGCAAGTC